TTTAAATCTTCAGGTTCAATAGTTGCATCAGTTACAAATAATGGAAATATCAATGCAAATGGTTTTGTAAAATCAGGAGGAACATCTACTGAAATATTAGCCGCAGATGGTTCAGTGATAACTGCTGGAACAAATATAACAATTACAGGAGGTCAAATATCTTCTGTTGGTGGGACAGGCGGTGGAGGTTCAAGTGTTAATTATTATTTAAACGGTGGTACAAGTCAAGGTACATTTGGAGGTACAACTTATTATGAGTTTAGTAAGACTGCTATAATAGGAACAGGTGCAGATTTTAATATAAGTTCTAATGGATATATAGCTTCATTTATAACCGATGTAGCAGACCCATCATTATTACTTATTCCTGCTGGAAATTGGAATTTAGAATTTTTCTTTTCTTCAAGTTCTGCTGGTGGTTCACCTTCTTTTTATGTTGAATTATATAAATACGATGGAACTACATTTACATCCATTGCAAGTAGTTCCGCTAATCCTGAAGGAATAACAGGTGGTACAGCTATTGATGCTTATTTTACACCATTGGCAGTTCCTGAAACAATATTAACAGTTAATGATAGATTAGCTATTAGAGTTTTTGTAAATGCTTCAAGCAAAACAATTACACTACATACTCAAAACGGACACCTTTGTGAAGTAATAACAACTTTTACTGCTGGATTAACTGCTTTAAATGGATTACAAGCACAAGTTCAAAATTTTGCAACAGGAACAACAGGAACAGATTTTGCTATTAATTCAAGCGGAAGTACACACACATTTAATTTACCAAGTGCAAGTGCAACTGCAAGAGGTGTAGTTACAACAGCAAGTCAAACATTTGCAGGTGATAAAACATTTACAGAAGCAATAGGTGCAAGTAATTTAAGTGGTACGAATACAGGGGATGAAACTATTACTACTATAAAAACAAAGTTAGGAATAACTACTTTATCAGGAAGTAATACAGGAGACCAAGATTTAAGTGGTTACGCACTTTTAGCCTCTCCAACTTTTACAGGAACACCATCATTACCAACAGGAACAACAGGAACAACACAAACACCTTTAAATAACTCAACAAAATTAGCAACTACTGCTTATGTTGAAGCTGCTTGTGCGGTTGTAGCTTCTTCTGGAGGTGTTAGTGTAAGTGCACAAGATACTTTTGGAACTGCAAATATTGCTACTGTAACTGCTGCTCAATATGCTGCTTTTGTAACTGCTGGAACTGTTAGTGCTACAACTTTATATTTTATAACTGCATAATTATGGCAATAGAGATTGGAACAGTAAATGCAGATACAAGTGTAAAATTAGGAACTACTACAATTCAAAGTGGTTATATAGGATATAATAATTTTTATGGCACAGAGTTTAAAATTTTAGATTTATTCCCTTCTGCACATCACGCTTATTCTTTACGTAAATTAAGAACTGCATATACTGGATTTTGTTTAAGAATTAGAAGAACAACAAGTACTCCAACTGTAACAACTACAACAGTAGATTTAGCTTTTAATTCTAATGGTACAATTAGTTTAAATAGTGCTATTACTTATGTTTCTGGTACAGTAACATTATCAACTAATTTAGGTCAATTTTGTGCTTCTGTTGTAAATGGATATTCTAATCCAGATGGAGTAAATACAAACCAAAATATATTTGTTGTAACGTGGTTTGACCAAAGTGGTAATGGAAAAAATCCAACACAAGCCGCTGCTGGAAGTCAACCAAGATTGGTAAATTTAGGGAATTTAGAAACATCAGGCGGGAAAGTAACTGTTAGATTTGTTAAAGCATCATCAACAAGATTAAACATAGCAGACACTACTGCAAATATAAATAATATGTCAAGTTATTATGTAGGAGCTTTTGAAAATACTGTTAGTGGACAAATTGGATATACTATATCAGGAAGTGGAGGTACTTTTATGTTTTATTTTCCATATTTAGCTACAAATATTAGTGCTGGATATAGTACAGTTAACAACGCCATACAATTAGATACAGGAACAACAACAGATAGAAGGTTATATGAGTTATTAGCCCCTTCACCTTTAAATTCGGCAGTTGTTCAAGGATGGTCAAATGGAATAGCAAAAGGGACTTTTCCTTTAGCATCAGGGGCAAGTAACACAATTCAATTAGGTGCAAGAGGAACTACTCTTTTTTTAGATGGATATATACAAGAAGTAATAGGATGGCAAACAAACGCAAATAGAGCGGAAAAAGAAATAAATATTAATAATTTTTGGACAATATATTAATTATGTATAAATACGATACATTAGAAGAAGCAGAAGCATCATTGGAAATAGTAAACACTTATTTTGGATTGCCTTGTGGTGAAACATTAAACTGGACAGATATACAAGAAGGTGATGGATATTGGTTTTTACAAGCTGAAAGATTAGAAGAAGTATTAGGTGAACCTGTTTAATTATGAGTAAAGAAAATATAGATAGAATTTTAAGTAAATTCATATCACGTAAACTAATGGTGTTTGTGATAGCTTGTTGTGGATTATTCGCTGGAGATTTAACTTCTCAAGATTGGGTAGTAATAGCAACAGCTTATGTAAGCATTCAAGGATTTACAGATATAGTTGCAAAATTAAAGAGTTAAAATGGAATTTCAAGATAAAGAAAGATTAGACCGAATGGAACAACACCTTCGCCTTATTAAAGAAGATTTACAACATATATCAAGTGCTTTAGTTGGCTCAAAAGTAAATGGAAATAAAGGTGTTATATCAGATATTGATACCATAAGACACGATATAGAAGTTCTAAGAGAAAAATTAGAGTTTATCGAGCTTGATATGGCTAAAAAATCTGTTTATATCGGTCAATTAAAATTTGTCGCAGGATTATTAACCGCTGGATTAGTAGGAACAATTGTAAAACTTTTATCAAAATGAGAAATATTAATTTCATAGTAATTCATTGCACAGCTACGCAACCAAACGCTAAAAAAGAAGCTATTATAAATTATTGGAAAAACACTTTAAAGTGGACATCTGTTGGGTATCATAGATTAATAGATGCAAATGGTATTATACACGAATTGGCAAAATATGAACAACCTACAAATGGTGTAAAAGGGTATAATTCAGAGTCAATCCATTTTAGTTATATAGGTGGAATAGATGTAGCTGGTAATCCAAAAGATACAAGAACTTTAAAACAGAAAGAAAGTTTATTATATTTAGTAAACGCTGCTAAAAAACAATTTCCAAATGCTATTGTTCAAGGACATAAAGATTTTAAAGGTGTTAAAAAGGCTTGTCCGAGTTTTGATGCTAAAAGCGAATACAAATGAAAAAATGGATATTGTTTTGGATTTATGTTGTAGTTGCATCAACTGTAATTACAATGTTATCATCTTGTGGTACACGTAAAGTAATTATAGATGAGGTTAAGAAAGATTCTATTTCAGAAACAGTTGTTAAAATTGTTACAGTTGAAGATATTAAAATAGAAACTAAAAACGACATTACAACTGATGAGTTTACTATTACTCCATTAGACACTTGCAAAGATATTGTAGTAAACGGTATAACGTACAGAAACGTTACTATTAAATATAAAAAGACAAAAGACAACACTATACAAGTCCAAGATATAAAGGTGGCTAAAAACGAGTTAAAAGTACAAGACACAAAAGTAACTCAAAACAGAAAAGTTAAAGATATAGAGAGAACTTCTAATCCATTTCTTATCTTGTTATGGTTATTAATTCCACTATTTATGTATATAATTTATAGATTCAAATGAAAAAGAACTCAAACAGACGTTACAGAATGGACAATTCTACTGCTAAAAAGATTGGTGCAAAGCTAAATAAGAGTGGTAGATATATGATTTCCAAAGAACAAGAGAAGAAATTAAGCGTTATTAAAAAATAATTTCATATATTTGGAAGATAATATAAGAGATTTCTCTTATAAAAACAAAAAATATGAAAAAAAATGCTGAAAGGAGATATAGATTTAACCACTATATTGCCAACAAAGTTGGAGTTACTATTAATAAGCAAGGTCGTTATCGACTAACTCCTGAACAAGAGAATAAGTATTTCGACATCGTTCAAAATCAAGAGCATATTAAAAGGCTTTTCTTTGACATCGAAACATCTCCTAATCTTGTCTATGCTTGGAGGATTGGTTACAATCTAACTATACACCCAGATAGCATCGTAGACGAGCGTAAAATTATATGTATATCTTATAAGTGGGAACACGAGGATAAAATCCATAGATTAACGTGGGATAAAGATATGTGTGATAAGCAAATGCTTATTGATTTTATATCGGTGGCTAACAAGGCTGATGAAATGATTGCACACAATGGGGATAGGTTTGACATCAAATGGATAAGAACACGTTGTATATTCCATAGGGTTTCAATGTTTCCTCAGTACAAGACATTAGATACGCTTAAAAAGGCTAAAAGTGGCTTCAATTTCAATTCCAATAAACTCGATTATATTGCACAATTTTTAGGAGTTGGAGCAAAGATTAAGCATAGTGGGTTTGATATGTGGAAGGAAGTTATGAAAGGTAATCCTGATGCTCTTGAGGAAATGGGTAATTACTGCGATGGGGATATAGTTGTGTTAGAAGATGTATTCTTAACAATGCAGAATTACATTAAACCAAACACTCACGCTGGGGTTATAAATGGAAATCTAAAATACAGCTGTCCATCTTGCTCAAGTGAAAATGTAGTGCTACTTAAGAATGTTGTAACTCCACTAGGAACTATCAAAAGACTAATGGAATGTCAAGATTGTGGTCAAGTTTACGAAATAAGTAATTCAGCATACAAACTTCATTTAGAAATGAAAGATAAGTTTAAGTAATGCGGCGATAATCACCGCAAAGAATAACCCCTAATAAATACATCTATTAGG